GGCTAAATCTCTCGCTGCTTCACTAGCAGTCTTGGCTGTTTCTGAGGCTGACTGTGCTGCCACTGAAGCCGTTTTAGCTGTAGTGCTTGATGAGCTAGATGAATTTGCAGCAGTTGCACTAGAGGCTGCTGCGGTGGCACTGCTTGATGCTGCGGTGGCACTGCTTGCTGCTGCATTTTGACTAGCTTCGGCTTGATTTTTTGCTGATTCAATTGCATCTTGTTCAACTACAGTTGGGCCAGAGGATGAAAAGAAGGACGAATTTGCCATTATTAATATGCTCCGTATTCAGTTGCGGGACGTATGGTTTGGAGTGATCCTGACATTTCTTGTTCGTTAGCTTGCTCCTGGACTTCAGTTAAGAACGTTAAGAATTTCTCTTCATAAACTGGTGCTCTTTCGTCCAGGAAGTAATCTGCTGCAAAGGTTAATGCTCCATATATAATTAAATCTGAAGCTACCTGGGCCAGGATGTTTTCATCTGAATCAGAAGTCATCGCTGGGAATTGACTGTAATAATTTAAGATAACACTGCCTGAAGTTGGCTCTGGAAATATAAGGTACTTACCACCCTCTCTAGAAAAGAAATGTGGTACTCCAGTATATGTATTATGTTTGTATGAGGCCATATCCCTAAAAGTAATTCTATCCAGGGAATGGTTATCGGCATAAAGGTCTATAGGTTCAAGAAAATCATTTGGAATAGTTAGTGAACCTGTTTGGGCGCTTATACTGTAAATTTGCTGCTTTTCCATAGACGGTATCCGAAGTTGTCTTTGGATACGTGCGATGCCCTGGTCAAGAAAGGTGTCCGCTAGGGTATTCGTAATATCACTCCGGTTTAATAGAGCAATAAAATGTGATCTTAAGGTACCTAAGTTCATTATTTAGACCTGTTTTTTAGTTGTTATGAATGAGTGTAAATCTTGGTTTTGTAGACGCTTTATAATGTTGTGAGCACTTTCTAAGTACATATTAAAGCCTTCTCTAAGCCACTGCTCATGGACCGCTACCGGGACACTAGCCACTCGCATTGTTTCGCCTTCTTTTTGATTGAGGGAATTCATTCGGTCAGTCTTGAGTCCTGACAGGTAATCTTTTGGAATATTTTGATCCTGGGAGATTAGGAAACCATCACCATCTTTATCATCATGCACACGTGTAGCAATGTCGTGCATTTTATTTTTTCTTAAAGTATCGAATTTCTTTAGTATGTCTTTATCTTCTGACATGTTGCTTCCTTTTAAATATAAAAAAGAGGAAGGTAAGGCCAAAGTAGTTAAGGAGAGCAAAAAACTACCTGGACCAAACCTTCCAACTTTAGTTACTACTGTTGCTTAGTCTATGAAAGACCAGTCAATTTTCCAGAGTCCGCGAAACTTGTGTGCTTATTACTAAGCTCTGCTGTTACGAGATGCTTCTGAGAATCGCCTGTGACAGCCATTGCAGTACGTGTATACGGACGCAATACACATTGCTTAAACATAGAAGGATCTATGAGGAAAGCGTGTGTTGATAAAGCTGCTTGAGTACGATTAAGCTGCACTCTTGTTTCAAAGAAAGGAGTAATCAATACATCGATTGTGTTAACCAATGTTTTGTTATCGATTTCTCTGTTTCTTCCAGTGGCCGTAGCAAACCCAGCAACGATGGTACTGTCAGCCGGTTTGATACTTAGTACAGAACATTCTGAACCGTTGTCAAAACAAGTTCCCATCAAAGTGAGAAGTTTTGCTTCAGTTAAAGCGTCTGTGCTGTTGGAACCAGCATCTAATGTTGTAGATATTTGCTGGGAGAGTGATGCCATTTTTCTGGCAGCGGTTGCTGATCCTGCTACTGCTGCTTGATCCACACCTATTAATGCTCTTTCATAATCGAGCTTAAGTGCTTTAAGTGTTTTAGCAAGTTGATACGCAGTTTCCTTGGCGCGACCATATGTTCTAACAGCTTCGTTGGTGTTAGAGACTTGGAACGCTTCAGCGAAAATCTGAGTAGTGTTTGAACGCATTGTTGTTGGACTGACGGTTATGTAAGCCGCATCAGCGCCCTCAACTACTGCATTTACTGCTGACGCACGTATAGAGTCTTCTTGGAACTCGAATGTGCGGGCATGTACTTTTTCCGATTTCATCATAGATTGCATCGGGGTCGAAGTTGGTGAGATATTTGCGATAATATCTGACACATCCTCGGCCATTCCTATATTAGTATAGGTTTGATATGTTGCCATTGTATTTTACCTTTATGGTTAAATGATAATTATGCTTCCCATCGTGACAGCAGGGCTTCAGCTACATCATCCAGATCATTACCACGACTCGGACTATTAACTAATTTATCAACAGCAGCTTTTCTTTTTGCTATCTTTAAATCAGTTCTGTTTGGAGGCGCTTTTTTAGACCGAAGAACCTTCTTTGGTGCTTTTGTTCTCTTGATAGTGGCTACTGATTTAGACTTGTCAAAAAGCATAGCTTTATGCAACAGCTTAATGACTGTTGGGTCCGCTAGATTATTAACTTGCTCTTCAGGTAGTCCAGAGTTGATAGTGTATTCCCGGATATCGTTGTACAAACTTGTACTCCAATTTGGGATGTCTGCTTTCAAAACTTCAATTGCTTTACCCGCTTGTTCTTGTCTTTCTTTTTGGGATTGCTCTTGAAGTTGCCCATAAAAATCCTGGGCCTCCTCTTTCAAAAACTTAAGGTCGGACTCTGCTGCAGTGGCTTCTGCTCGAAGGAGCTTAAAGTCTTCTGGATTCATTTGTCGACTCGCTACAAAATAATCTAGCTCACTATAAGGTTTCCATCGATCTTCGGCTCGCTTTAGCATTGCCTGTAATGTTGCATCTGTCTTTGATATCTGATCTTCTGCTTGCTTCTTTTGGGAAGCTGTTTCTTGAGATTTTTTTGTGAGACTAGCTTCTTGGCCGTAGAGTCTTTTCAAATCTTTTACGGATGCCTGTTTTATTTCACCATCAACTTTGATCTCGATTAAAGTGTCATCAGAAAGATTTATTTCTTCTTCTAATACTTCTTGTTCTTCTTCGGATTCTTCTTCTTGTTCTTCATCTGTTTCATCCTCAGATTCATCTTGATCTTCATCCTGGTTAACATTTTCAGGGTCCTCATTGCTTTGACTTTCTTCTACAACTTCTTCTTTTGCCTCTTCTACTTCCGCTGCAATCTCACCAGGTTCAGTAGTTGTCTCTTGATTATCATCTTCAGGTGGGAGGTCATCCGTCTTCCAATTATTCAAGATAATGTCCGCAGCGTCATCAACAGAGTTGGTTGGCTGCGTGATTAGAGTGTTACTTTGGGACGTATCGTTTGACATGGTCCATTACTCCTTTTCGCTATTGTCGCTTTTATTTTTATCGTTTATTTCATCACGTACTGAGACTCGCTGCTTAAGTGTATTGACTATGTCAACGAGTGCTCGATAATGGTGATAGGTTGTCGTTCTTTCTGTATCTGCTTCTGGTTTTGAATTAATGAAGGCTTGAAATGTTGATTCTACCAGGGCATTAATCGTATTAGTAAATACAGGTGTGGATAGTAAAGTTTCGGCATCATTACCTAACGATACTAAGGCTTCTTGGTTATTGTCATTTTCTGACATGGGTGTGTCTCCTTGTTTTGGTTTATTTATCCATTAGGACTTGCGATAGCCATAATTTCATCAGCACGACTTGCTAATTCGAGTTCAGCCGCATCAATACGTTTCTTATGAGCTAATTGAGCCTCTTTCAAATCCATACCATCGGATTGGATTGCGTATTGATTTTCAGCTTTCAATGATTCAAGTTCCATTTTCATTTTAGAAATCTCTGCATCTACTTGGGCTTTCATTTCTGCCACTGCAGTATTTCTTTCTTGAATTTCTATTTGTTTCTGGGACATTTCCATCTGCATCTGAGCCATTTGATCTGGTTCTTCAGGTGGTAATTGGTCAGGTGGTGTTAGATATTCGGCTACATTCTTAATGCCAGTTAGGTCCATTATTTTGGATACCAGGGCATATTGGTTTTCTGGCTGGTACATTCTTGCTAGATTTGGGTCCTGGCTAAAGTTTGTATGCATACCAAGATACTTTTCAGCTTCAGTGGCTTGCTCACCATAACCAAGATGTAATGAGATAGATATATCTCTACGATCAGTCCATGATGCTGGATCTACAGTGATGTACTGACCTGCAAGTTCAATGATTTTTTCTTCTTCTTCGTTTTCAATAACTAGCTGATATATCTCTTGGTATAGAGGCTTTAAGAATTGGGTAGCGAAATTCCTTGCAATTACTTTTTGCCTTTGTTGCGACATACTGGCCAGTGATTCTATCATCGCTGCACTGTTTTGTTTACTGACAGCATCTTTATTAGTGCCCTGGCTAATTCTTGAGACACCAGTAGCATCTTCTAAATTTTCATCGAGAAGTTTTAATGTTTGATAGACAAATGGATTTAGTTGAGACTGCATCATTGGTGCAATCGCATCTGGCCTGGTGACATTTACGATGCCACCTACCCTGTTATCTATAAGCTCTCTTGGGTTCGATAGACCACCTTTGATAACTGTATAACGCGGGTTATTTGTAATCATGGCATGATCAAGAATAGACCTGGTTAATACTGTAGTGGCTGCTTGAGTTGGTACTACTTTGTCACCAAAGTTGGCACCAAAGAAAGCATGGGGAATGGGTAGTGGCGCGAAGGACACAAATGGCTTTCGGTTTACTTTTCTCTTATCTAAGAGACTATTGCCCGCTTTGATGACACGATATAATTCGGCCACTCCCGTTTTTCCGTCAACGTCTAACATAATATAGGCTTCAATTACCTGGACGCTTCTTACTTGATCTTGATAACCGGAGGCATTAAAACCTCGATCACTTGATATTTGGTCATGCCTGGCTAATACTTCTGGATCAGTTTCTTGGTCCACATCTGAGTGATCACCAATCTTATCAATTAGTTTTTCATCGTAACCTTCCATCCGAAGTTCACTTAAAGTCTTCCGGGTTCTATGAGCACAAAAGTTAACTGTATCCAGGCTCATCGCTTGTGGTTCAATCAAAAATTCTTCTGGTGCAATTGTTTCAATAGTTACTTGTGATGAATCACGATAGACATTGATAGAGCCACTCATTAAGCCGATTTCGTCTTCTATTTGCTCTACTATTTCAACAGTGTCTTCTGCTATCAATAAATCAAATTCATCCTGGCTTAAATCCTCAAAATATTCAGTAGTAAAATCGGTTTTAGAATCCCAAAATACTTTAGCAATACCATTACGTGCCACTAGGCCATCGTGAATGACTGATTGCATAACTGAGTAAAGATCATTCTGTCTAAATGCTACATAATCTGCATAGGCTGTAGCTATGTTTGCATTCTGCACATCGTTTTGATCTTGAGGATCAAACTTAACGATTTTACTACCAGAGCTAAATGTTTCTAATAGGGCCGCCTTCATTGACTCTACCTGGTTCCAAACTGACTGACTGACATACTTAGAATTACCATCATGTGCTGGTTTAGGTAAGGTAGAATTGTAAAAGTCATAGACTCGTGTTCTTTCTACAGAAATCTCTGAGTCATAATAACCAACAGATCGTTTCACGTTATCATCTATCAGTGTGACAATGTGCTCATCATCTAGCTTTTTATACTCTTTTTTACTTGTCATTAAATCATCTCTATATAGTATTGATCGGTACTTTCAATTGGTTCCCAAGAATCCTCATGAACATGTGAAGCCAGGGCTAATGCCATGACACAATCATCGTAGCAGCCACCGCCATCGGCTTGCATCGCACCGGATTCGGTTACAATGTAAGTCATCATTTCTCGGATAGTTGTTTTGTCGTTTAGCTCAATTTCTTCTTTACGCATTGATCCTCTTAGCTGGTCAATGATTAAAGGTTTTGTTTTTGTAGTCGTTGTGAAACCTAATTTGACAGTTTCACGATCAGTTAATTTATCAACCTGTACTTCAGTGTAAAAATTAGGGTAATGCATGTCTTTGGCTAACCTGGTGCAAGTTAATATTCCATGAGAGTTATTCTCGACACAGATAAATGCTTCGTTAAAATATTCGCCCAGGGCATATAATACTTTTGCAAAGTAATCTGGATGGACATGTCCTCGCCAGATAGCTACTTGTCTTTTTTTACTATCTAATACTTGGGCCACAGAATAGTCACCACCTCTAACACCCATTGCTACATCAGCACCAATGACATACTGCTCACCAGGATCATGTGGGTGGTAAGTCATTAACTCACCTCTAAGGTTGTTAAGCCACTCGCTGCCTTCTAGGGCAAGCCGTTCTTTTATATCTTTAGTTTCACCCAGGCACTTCTGGAGTTGCTCTGGATTAAATACTGGTCTACCAGTTGTTAAGAATGCTTCTTCTGGCTCTGATGGGTATTCCTGGCGAAATAAATCAAGGCCATTCTGAGCAATCTTCCGCCTTCTAAACATAAGTTGTTCATTATCTAATGTGTATTGAGTTACCAGGTCTTCTTCTTCTGGAGATCGTTCAAAACTATCTGGCACATTCTCACGATACTCAGGGTTAATAAACCAAGGGATAAATACAGGAACGTA